GACAGCCATGAACAACGGGACCGTATCGGTGGAGGACGCCGAAAAAAAATAATTGAGGACGTGCAATTAAGGATGATTTACGCACTGGCGTTACGTCTGCACGTCCTGCCAGAACATATTTTCGAAATGACGGAAACCGATTTTTCCTATCTGATCGCAACCTGTAAGTTAGAAGCACAAGAGCAGGAAGACAAATGGCGCAAGCACAAGTAATCATTACCGCAGTCGATAGGACACAGGCGGCGCTAAAGTCGGTATCTAGCGGAATGAAGACGCTAGAAAAGACCGCGAAGGTTACTAGCAAGGCCATTAACCTTGCTTTTGGGTTGCTAACTGGAGCGGCACTGGTCGGTAGTTTCAACAAGATTGCCGAAGCCGCAAAGAAAACCGAGGAAGGCCGTCGGGCGTTGGATCGTTTTAACACGGCGTTAAAGGACCCGACGCTAGTACAAGCAGCCAACAGTTTTACCGCAGCCCTTGTTACCGGCTTTGCAAAGGTAGTCGAGTTTTCCGCCGAGGCGCTTCGAGGGGTTAAGGCTATCGGTCAAGAAATGGGCGTTATTGGTCCAGACATTGACCGTTCGCAGTTGACCGGAAACCGTGGCGGGTTCCGTGGGTTTGCGGCGCGTGGTCGTCGCAGTTTCAACGAAACAACCGCAATGGAAAACGACTGGAAGTTTCGGCAAAAGGCGTTGGAAACCGAAAAGAAGTGGGCCGAAGCCGCAGCGGAGGCACGCGCCAAGGTAAACGAAGCCGACGCAGCGCGGGCGCGAGAAATGGCCGCGTTTAAAAAAGACTTGGAAGAAATACCCGAGTTGTTTTCTACGACATTCACCGCAGCCGACGTAACCATGGCATCCAGCGTTCAAAATATGCTGGAAGAAATGAACATGGCCGACGATATGATGCTGAACTTTGCCCAACAAGCAGCATCCAGCATACAAACCGCGTTTGCCGATTTCCTGTTTGATCCGTTCCAAAACGGCTTGCGCGGCATGGTTAAAGGATTTATCGACGCGATCCGTCGCATGATTGCGGAACTAATGGCGTCGTATCTGTTGCGCCAATTCTTCCAGTATATGAGCGGCTTTGGCGGTATCGCCGGTAGCATCGGGCAGTTTGCCGTTTCTACGCTGTCGGCGCGGGCCATGGGTGGTCCGGTCACTGGCAATACGCCATACATGGTCGGCGAACGTGGGCCGGAATTGTTCGTACCGAACACATCTGGCAGCATTGTTCCTAATCACGCCATGGGTGGCGTAACCGTGTCGCCGGTTTACAACATCGACGCACGCGGGGCCACGGCAGATTTGCAAAAGGCATTGCCGGGAATCATGGCCGAAAACAATCGGCGCATATTCGATGAACTAGACCGACGTTATGGGATAGGGCGATGACCGACTACATACTACCGCCGGATTTAGTCGCCAACGACATACAGTGGCGCATCCTAGACAACACCGCGTCGTATTCGTCGCCGCTTTCGGGAGCGGTTAAGACTTACTCCCGGCCCGGTAATCGGTGGGCCGCTACGTTGTCGTTCCGTGCGATATCGGATCAGAAACGCCGACGGTTGTTGTCATTGCTGGCCGCATTGCGCGGTCGCTCCAATCGGTTATGGTTCACGGAACCGGGCTATTCGTTTGCGGGTTCGTTTTCCTGTCCCGAGTTGATCACCAATAACGCCGCAGTCGTGGCGACTACAGGGTGGTCATCGTCGAGTGCCGAAGTCGCGCTGTCGGCAGATTCGCACTTTGGCTTGCGTCTTGCCCGCACAGCGGCCACGGCTGATGCCTACGCTTATCAATCCGCAGCCACCACGGTTGCCAGTGCGCCATACGCAATACGAGCCGTTTATGGGGCCGGAAAAGGCAACGTCCGTATCGGTGCGGCGGCTGGTACGTCGCAGGGCGGCACGACGCTGTTAAACGGCACTGTACGTACAACAGCCGGACGTTATACCGATTCGTTCACGGCGTCCGGTACATCGACGCACGTTAGTTTCTACGACTACTACAGCGGACGTGCAGCCGGGGCGTTTCAGTTTCTTTCGTGGGCGTCACTGACACGTTGTGCGCTAGTTGCGGGGGGATCGCAAACTGGCGGGGCGTTGAACATCGACGGCTTGCCGACTTCGACAAACGGGTTGGCCCGTGCGGGCGATTGGGTCGAGATTAACGGCGAACTAAAGCGACTGACCGCCGACCTTAATTCCGACAGCAGCGGCGCGGGTTACATCATGTTCGAGCCGACATTACGCACGTCGCCAGCGGATAACACGCCAGTCGTGTTCCGTAATCCAATGGGACGTTTCCTATTGGCCGAGGATGCGGGCAGTTGGTCGACACGACCCGGCACGCTTTCAGAAATGACGATTGATCTAGTCGAGGACATAGCCTAATGACGCGTTGGGTTAGCAACACGAACCAAACAGAAGCGGCGAAGGCGTCGCTTTTTATTATCACGATGGCGAAACTGGAATTCGATTCCGGTACGGTCTACGTCCACGACGGCGTTGGTAGCGTAACCTTCGACGGTAATACGTACTTGGGCGTTGGCAAATACGGTTCGTTCGACATTATCGACGAAAACATTGATACCGTCGCCCGTGGAATCAAAGTCACGTTGTCCGGCGTCGATACGTCGCTGGTCCCTATCGTGATGGACGAAGTTTATCAGGGCCGACCGGCAACCTTTTACGTCGGCTTTTTGGATCAAAACCTAAACTTTGTCGCCGACCCCGAGGAAATTTGGTCGGGCCGCATGGACACCATGTCAATTAGCATGGACCAAAACAGCGCAGTCATTTCGTTATCTTGCGAATACCGTTTAAGAAAAGAGCCGGTATTAGCAAGGTTCACGGATGAAGACCAGCGACTAGCATTCTCTGGCGACACATTCTTTAACCTAACGCAATTCATCCCACGCTATAAAGCGACATGGGGCGACAAACCGACGAACTTTAGCGGTGGCGGCGGTCGTCCGTACGATCCTAACTTCCGCTTGGACCCGTTCTAATGCGACACGAAGATTGGGTCGACCGCTTGTTTGCGGCAATTGAGCAAGTTAGCACCGAAACCTTTGCATACGGCAAAAACGATTGTTGCCTGTTTTCGGCGCGTGTCGTCGATGCAATGACCGGTAGCGACTACGCAAAACGTCTTGCAGAAATGTATCACGACGAAAAAACCGCACTTGCTTACATCAATTCGCACGGTTCCATACAGGAAGCCGTGAAGGATTGGCTAGGCGAACCGTGTGTATCCCTAGCGTATACACAGCGCGGCGACGTTGTACTGTTCAACAACGAAGGACGCGAAACCCTAGGTATTAGCGTGGGTGATCGCATCGTGACGGTTGGCGAAACCGGCATTGCTCACGTACCCATGGCACAGGCTATTTGCAGTTGGAAGGTTAACTAATGGCTCCAGTTGTAAGTGCGGTAACAAACTTCCTATTGGTGGTTTTCGGTGGCACGTCTGCCGCAGCCACGGTTGCCGCGATGGTGGCGGCTAACGCCATTGTCTACATTGGCGGCAATTTGCTTTTGATGAAGGTTTCGCAAGCGTTAGGGCCGAAGGTTCCACGCGCAACGTCACGACCGCCCGACGTGGAATACTCCGATACGGTTGCACCGCGTCGCGTTGTCTACGGCGAAAACAAGATTTCTGGAATGAACGTCATTCCGGCGATTGTGACCGGATCGAAGGGCGAATATCTGCATCAAGTGTTGGCGCTGGTCGGACACGAAGTCAACGCAATAAACACCGTTTACTTTAACGACGAAGCGTTAACGCTAAACGGCAGCGGCGACGTAACGGCTGGCAGTTTCTCCGGTAAAGCATCCGTCCGTAAATACACCGGAACATCGACGCAAACAGTCGACAGCATCCTAAACGCCGCGATTACGGAATGGGATTCCGACCATCGTGGACGCGGGATCGCGTATTTGGCATTGCGTTATACTTTCGACCAAGAGGTATACCGCAATGGCAAACCCGACGTTACCTGTATCGTGCAGGGAAAGAAGTGTTACGACCCGCGACTGGATACGTCACCGGGTGCAAACCCGACGAACGCGACGTATGCGGCATACACGACCAACCCGGCGCTGTGTCTTGCCGACTATCTCATGGCGTCGTATGGGTTGAGCGAGGACGGAAGCCGCGTCGATTGGGCGTCCGTTGTAACAGCCGCAAACATTTGCGACGAAAACGTAGCCATTCCGGGGTCGACGACGCAAAAGCGGTACACCTGTAATCTGGTGCTCGAAGCGACCGCCGAATTCGAGAACAACATTCAAGCATTGACACAGGCCATGATGGGCGCGTGTTACTACTCCGGTGGCAAGTGGCGCATGGCAGCGGGCGCGTGGTCATCGTCGGCGTTTAGCATTACCGAAGACGACATTGTTGGACAGGTAACGGTCCAGACGGCGCAGAGCCGCAAGCGCGAAGGTTATTACAACGCCGTTCGCGGACAGTTTGTCGACAAGGACCGTAATTATCAGCCGGTAGAATTCGAGCCGATTCTAAACTCGACATACGAATCGGAAGACGGCGAACGTATCTATACCGAAGTCGCGTTCCCGGCGTGCAATAACCAGTACGAAGCGCAGCGCAACGCCATCATTCTGTCGCGCCAATCGCGTCGGCAAAAGACCGTGCAAGTTGTTTGCAGTTTGAACGCGTACAAAATCCGCCCGTTCGAAACTGGCACAGTCACGATTGCCGAAGTCGGCTGGACCAATCAAACCGTGCGTTGCATCGGTTGGAAATTCCGACCGGAACCGGCCATCGAACTTACGTTGATTGAAGCGTCATCGACCGATTACAGCGACCCGTCGACCGGGACGTATGTAACTCCGGCATCCGTCGTGGTAAGCGATCCGGCGACTTACTCTCCCGGTTCGCCGCAGTCATTCACGGCAACGCAAGAAATCGAATCCATCTTGTTGTCGTGGGCCGCACCATCTAATAGCGTTCCCGGCATTCTGTACCGTGTCTTTCAGTACACAGCGTCGACGCCGTTTTCGTCGGCCACGCAGATTTACGAAGGTGCAGATACACAGTTACGCGTGCCGCGCACCGATACCGCAACCCGGTATTTTTGGGTCCAGTCGTACTATGGCGTTACCGGCGGTACATCCGACCCGACGCCATCCGGCTCTGGTTTGTCGTCGTCCGGCAAGATTGCCACGCTTAACGGATACCTGACTAACGAAGCAACGCTAGTACCAGCGGATTCGTCCGGTACGGTTAGCAGTTATGCTGATGCGGTCGGATTGTTTAAGTTGTTTAGCGGCCCGACTGACGTTACGGCCAGCACGACCTTTGCCATCGTTTCCGAAGTAAATTGCGATGGCGATTTAAACACTGCCGCCAACACGCCAGTTAGCGGTCAACCGATTGGTTACTATCGCGTCACGTCACTAACCGCCGACAGCGGACAACTCACCATGTCGGCGACTTATGGTGGCGTAACCATAACCAAGGTATTTACGGTTGGCAAAGCAAAAGCCGGTCAAGATGGCAGCGGCACTAGCGCCGTATCCATCATATTAAGCCGCACAGCGGTTCAGTTGACCGCATACGCCGACGGCAGCGTACCTAGTTACGCGGACGCATCCGGCCAGTTGACCGTGTATAGCGGCGCGACAGACGTTACCGCATCGGCTACGCTTTCCGCTTCGGCCAGTAGTGGCGTGACTGGAACCATTAACACGGCAACCAACACGCCGGTTAGCGGGGAGCCAAAAGGTTATTACCGAATCACCGCTATGTCGGGCGACGTTGGGTCGCTGACGTTTACCGTTCTATATAACAGCGTCACTTATACGGCGACGTTTAGCGCATCGAAAAGCAAAGTCGGATACGAAATCGTCGGATCATTACCGACAACCAACCTTTTCGAGGGCCGAATCGTATTCCTGACAACCGACGACAAGTTGTATCGCTACACCGGGTCCGCATGGACGGCAGCAGTTAGCGGCGCGGATATTACGGCTGGCACTCTGCAAACGGCGGCGTTCGCGTCAAGCATAGAACCCGTAACGATTGTTTCATCGGTTCCCGGCACGAAGTCGACGAATTCTATTTTTAATACGTCTGACGGCAAGTTGTACCGTTGGAATGGTTCGTCTTATGTTGCTTCGGTTGCTACAACCGATTTGTCTGGACAGATTACCGGCACGCAGATAACCGACGGTGCGATCACAACCGCCAAAATGACGGCGAACAGTATCGACGGCGACCGCATATCTGCCGGAACTTTGGACGCTTCAAAGATTATTGCCGACAGTATCACTGCCGGACAAATTGCAGCCGGAGCGATTAGCACTACCGAGTTGGCCGCGAATGCGGTTACATCCACAAAAATTGCCGTTGGCGATTTTACCGTACAGGCTAAAAACTTTGGTTTTGAAGAAGGCAATGTACTGGACGGTTTGGGCAATGATTTAAACTGGAATAAAGGCGCTGGATGGTCGCTTAACCAAAGCAATGCAAGAACAGGAACATGGTCCGCATCTTGCACCGAAACAGCACCATCGGCTTTACGAAATAATCAAGTTATACAAACTAGTCCCGGCGAAGTTTTCTATATTGAATGCTATGTAAAGCATTCTGGCGGTTCGACTGGCAACGGCGGCTATGTACGGTTGCGCGGTTTGAATTCAGCCGGTGCAGAAATTAGCACGCAATCCGGCAACACGGTTGCATCATCTGAAACAGCCTATACGAAGTCGAGTGGGACTATTACGGTTCCTGCTAATGTCGTCGCAGTAAACGTCGAAGTTGTTTCCGATATTACCGGCGGCACTTGCTACGTGGACGACGTGCGAATTATTCGTGCGTCAAACTCTGTGCTGATTGAAGACGGCGCGGTTATTGCGGCGAAGGTATCCGCGAATGCGATTACTGCCGACAAGATTAGCGCGGGCGCGGTCACTGCCGCGAAAATCAGCGTTACTAACCTTGCCGCGATTAGCGCCGACTTGGGCAGCATCACTGCCGGTACTATCGTATTGCCGTCGGGCGGCTTTATTCGCTCCGGCCAAACCGCGTACAACACCGGAACCGGTTTCTATATCGGCAACGATAGCGGAACGCCGAAATTCTCATTCGGCAACCCGAGCGGAAAAAATATCCGTTGGGATGGTTCGGACCTAACCGTTAACGGCGGCATCATTCTTACAGGAAGCGTCGCCGCTAATGCGATTACCGCCAGCGCCACGGACCTTCCGTCGGACGTAACGCTAACCAGCACAAATAGTGGCGTCGACAACACACTGTCGACCATTACGATTACCGCGACCGGCAGCACAAATATGCTGATTCGGTGCGACTTGACGTTTAAGTTTACGTTGGCAAGCGGAAGTCTAATTAACATCTACAAGATTTATCGCGGCGGCACTTTGCTTGTCGACATTCCGATTACTAGTCTTGCGTCGGGCGGTACGTATCGCGTGCCGTTGCAATACATGGACACGCCGTCGGCGGGCAGCACAACCTATTACATCAAAGTCGAGCCGACCCTAGGCGGCAGCACGACCTACATTTACGAAGACATTATTAGCGTCGTTACGGAATTCAAACGATGAGATACGCCACGGTTGCATCGAACGGTCGCATTGTCGGCATTTTTACGTGCGAACCCGAACTACTGCCGCTACGTCCGAAGCCGGATGGCGCGGAATTTATCGAATGCGAGTCTGCAAACGCGGCGAATTCCTACTGGAACGGCAGCGAGTTTGTCGACAAGCAGCCGTCCGGCATAACGCATACCGTCGACGGAAACACAATCACGATTACAGGACTACCCGACAACGCGATTATTAACGTCACGTTGCCGGATCGCTACGAAGTCTATCAAGCGTCCACAGAATTTAGTATTTCGTTGCCGGGACCGGGTGGCTACGTGTTTCAAATTGATCCGTGGCCGTATTTGAAAAAGACCTTTGCCGTTTCGATTGAGGGTTGACGCATGGACATACAGAAATTCAAGGTTCCGCCGGGATCGCTAGTCGTAGACATGGCGTTAGTAATCGGGCTGGTTTATGCCATGGGTCAGATGACGGAACGGTTAGAAGGAATTTCACAACGTGTGGCAATCGTTGAATCCGTCAAGATTCAACCAGAAGCCGACCGGCGCATTGCCGTGATTGAGGCGCAAATGGCAAGCCAAACCGAACGACTCAAGAGCATCGAAACAAAACTAGACAGAGTGTTAGAGCGACGCTAAACGATGGGGGGCGGCTATGGAACTATTCGAAATCTTCACGCGTGCATGGCCGGTCATACTCGCACTGATTACGCTAATCATCGTCCTATCGAAACTCGACTTACGGGTTGCGGTACTCGAAGACAAAATAAAAACGCTGTTCGACCTAATGAACAAACGAGATAAGTGAGGCACGCCAAATGATGACCATGATTTCGACCTTGCTTTCGTTTCTTGCTGGCGGCTTGCCGAAAATTCTGCAAATCTTCCAAGACAAGCAAGATAAAAAACACGAACTAGCGTTAGTTGCAGCGCAGAAGGAACGCGAATTAGCATTAGCGGAACGCGGTTTTATCGCACAGGCCCGCGTTGAGGAAATCAAAACCGAGCAAGTCGCTATGGAAACAGCCGCCGAAGAACGAGTCGCGCTGTATCAGCACGACATGGAAATTGGCAAAGGCGCGTCGAGGTGGATTATTAACCTTCGCGCCAGCGTTCGACCAGTTGTCACCTATATTTTCGTGCTGGAGTTGGTCGCGTTGAACATTGCTGGCGTCTGGTATGCCTACTCGACGGGCATCCCGTTTGTTGAGGCGATGGATAACGTCTTCGGCGACGACGAAATGATTATCCTGTCGTCCATCATTGCATTTTGGTTCGGTAGTCAAAGTTTCCAGAAAAAATGAAAGTTAGTCCGGCGGCAATCGCAATGATCCGCCACCATGAAGGCGTAAGGAACAGGCCGTACTTGTGTCCGGCTAAACTATGGACCGTGGCCGTGGGCCATGTGCTGTACCCCGAGCAAGCAAAACTGACTGTATCCGATAGGATACAGTTTCCGTTACGGCAAGAAGATAACCGAACATGGACCAATGACGAAATTAACGCTTTACTTGTTGCGGACCTTGCGCGATTTAAGCGCGGCGTGGCCCGATATTGCCCTACTGCTGTTAATCATCAAGGCCAATTTGACGCACTGGTAAGTTTCTCGTTTAACGTCGGCTTGGGAAACTTGCAGCGGTCCAGTCTTCGCATGAAACACAATCGCGGCGACTACGAAGGTGCAGCCGAGGAATTTATGAAGTGGACCAAGGGCGGCGGTCGTGTACTGCCGGGGCTAGTTAAGCGTCGACTCGACGAGCAACGGCTATATATGCGAGGGTTACATGGCACGACGTAACGACGGCATTCCTTCAAGTTTTATGGTCGCAGCGCACAAAATCGAGGTTGTCACGGTTCCCGTTAAGAAATGGAAGCACGGCAAAAATTGCGTGGGAATGTATTTGCCGGATCAGTACCGCATCGAAATTATCGGATCACTGAAAGGGTCAAACCGACAACAGACATTCGTTCACGAATTGCTGCATTGCATCACTGACATTGCTGGTTATCACGAACTGTGCAGCGATGAAGTGTTTATCGACTCGACCGCGCATCTATTAGCGCAAGCATTAACCACGTTTGAGCCATCAACTTATGACAGACCGAAGACCTAAAAACCTAATATCGCAAGACGTATACGAAGCGTTTTGTCGAAACGACAGAAACGTATCGGCAACCGCCCGCGAATTAGGACTTCACCGCCAAACCGTAATTTCTCACGTTGACAACGTAGAAAACGGCGACAAGCGCAAGATAAAAGGCGAAAACGAACTAATCTACCTCCGCCAACAGGTAAAGCAGTTACAGAAACAGCAATTAACCGACGAAGCGGTACGCGCCGAACTGCTGAAGGTAGCCGCAGCCACACCGAAAACGCCAGACTGGTTAACCAAGCCGAGCAAACCCGCAACCGATCTTATGGGCGTGCCGACGCTGTTTGCGTCCGACTGGCACTTTGGCGAGGTTGTACGGCCAGCCGAAATCGGCGGCGTTAACGAGTACAACATGGCGTTAAGCAAGGAAAGGGCGCGAACCTTTATTAACGTCGCCATCGATCTATTGCGTAACCACTTGCGCGGCAAGTATCCCGGCGTTGTCTTCGCGTTGGGTGGCGATATGCTGTCCGGCGACATTCACGAAGAACTGTCGGAAACTAACGAGGTTCCGACTATGCCCGCATTGCTGGAGTTGGTCGGCGTGCTGGCGTGGTGTATTCGCACGCTGGCAGACGAATTCGGAAACGTATTCGTGCCATGCGTTACCGGCAACCATGGCCGCACGTCGCGTAAGCCGCGTGCCAAGCGGCGCAATCACACTAACTTCGATTGGTTGCTGTACCAGTTGTTGCAACGGTATTTTGAGAACGATAAACGCGTGACTTTCCTGATTCCCGAGGGGCCGGACGCGTACTTTATGGTTCACAACACGCGCTATTTGCTAACGCATGGCGACCAATTCCGGGGTGGCGATGGCATGATTGGCGCACTAGGACCGATTAGCCGAGGCGATAAAAAGAAACGCGCACGTAACGGACAAACGGATCGGTCCTTCGACGTAATGATGTTGGGTCACTGGCATCAATACATCCACCTAACGCGGTTCGTGGTGAATGGATCGCTAAAGGGCTACGACGAATACGCCGACGCTAACAACTTCGACGTTGAGCAAGCACAGCAAGCCATGTGGATTACGCATCCACAGCACGGCATCACGTTTCGTATGCCGATATTCGTACAACGCAAAACGACTACGGAAAAAACAGAATGGGTGTCCTTACCCAAGAGCAATTAGACGAACTGTCGTATTGCGAACACGACCGTTGCCAGAATTGCCATTTCTTCAAGTACCGCAACGCGGCGTTTTGTTGCACGCATCCAGCAGTCAATCAGCCGCTCGACGGCGACTGTTTATGCGACGGGTTGCTGTTTATTTCTTCACGACCTTACGCACGGGAGCATTGCGCCGACTAGCCGACTTCGGCGGTTCCGGCTTTTGCGGTTCAATTCCCGTAACCAGCGTTTTTAAGTAGGTCCAAAACGCAACAAACTTCGCTTTAATTGTTTCCATTTGTCACCTATCTAGTGTGTCCATCGGGTGCAATTCGTCTTGCGGTATCCAATACGCCGGTCGATTGTGGCCCTTGTCGCCCCAAAAACGCTCGACCTTACCTTCGACCGCATCAATCCAACCGGCCAGCCTATAAACGCCGTACTTGCCAATAACCAGCACAAAGCGCCGGTCTGGGTCTTCGTCGTGCAGAATTAGACAGCCGTTCGGGTGCGGAGTGTACCGCACGTCGAATGATCCAGCGTCATTTGCCCGGATGCGTTCCGCACCGGTCCAATAAATGCCGAACGCTTTGCATACGGCCATTTCCGCGCAGCAACCTTCTATATCCTGTTCCCAACGGTTGTTATCGGGTTGCCCGTGCGTCCGTTGTGCATTTGCCGAGATAGCACGCACGCGACGTACTACCCCGGCATTAGCCGCCAGCATTATTTCCTGTGCTGACAGTTGGACCAGCATTAGCGGGTTTGTATTTCCTTGCCGTGATACTGGCGCTGTCCGGTTTGCCAGTCTTTCAGCAACTTCCGAAGCATTTGGTTTTCTTCATCCAGCGCGGCCACGCGGCCATTGAGAAACTGGATTTCTTCGCGCTGACGCTTGATCACAGCGTCGCCCCAAATCAATTTACTATCCATTGCGCGACCTTCCACGTTACTCCAACAAAAATACCCGTGACGATTGCAAGCAGGACGGTTCCGCCTATCCCAACGATCACGGTTGTTACCTTGTCTTTCGAATCTGTGTTCATAAGAGTTGCCGACTACGCGCACGGCGTCGGCGTACCGCTAGGGGGAACGTGGCGCGATCACGTATTTATTAGAACGGAATTTCGTCGTCGAATTCTGGATCGACAGCCGGGGCCGCTTTCGGAGCCGGAGCCGCGCTGGATTCGCCAACGGGTTTGTATTTCACGCCAAAATACTTTCGCCCGTCCTTGGATTCGTTAACCCAAGCATCGACGTAGTATTCGACGCCAGCGATAACCGCTTTGCCGCGATAGTCGGCGTCTTTTTTACCTTCGCGTTTGCGGTCATTCTTAAACAGCGCACCGCTATTGTCTTTCTTTTCCATTATTCAACTTCCACCGTGATTGCTTCTAACTCCGACTTGCGCCGGTCCTTTGCTTCGTTCAAGCGGCGTTCTAAATCGCCGTCTTTCGCTTTTTTGGCGGCTTTAATCGCGGCAATGTACGCATTCTTTAACGCGTCCAAATCTGCCGCAGCCATGATTGCGTCGACCGGATCGACTGCCGTTTCCATTTCCGTATACGCCACTGGCGTACCGGCCATGTCGCGCACTTCCTCGACCGTGTACGTGCCGACCGTAACGCCGGGGTACACAGTGCGGACACCTTCGCTAATCACGCGGGCTTTTAGCATGGCGCGTGGGAACTTTGCCCACGTCGGATTATTGGCGACACCGGCACGTTTGGCGCGTTCGATGGTCCAGTCGACGACAACCGAGCCGCCCTGTGGATGGCTAAAGCGTGCGGATACCTTGTCGTCGGTAAAGTCGAGCCATTCAACGCGACCGCCCGCAGTCTGGAAGCGGGCCAGCATTGCGTCGGACTTTAATGCGGGCTTTCCGTTTATCACATGGTAATCACGCGCCGCGATAGCAGGGTGTAAACCTTCCGCTTGCGCGATAAGCATTAGCGACATTGCCTGTTCCGGCGTTCGCACGCCAAACATTCCCGACTTCGCCACGGCAACGGCCATGGTTTGTATATCGTTTACCGATACGATTGCATTAGACATTTTGAATTTCCCGTAGTTTTGTAACCATTAAGTCGACTTCGGTTAGGAAGTGGTCGACGTTTTCTTCGATGCTGGCGATCAGTTTGTCGTCGCGTTCGATGCGTTGAACGTACAACTTCAAACCTTCCGGCATTCGCGGATCGTACGAAATGAAATCCGCGTAACTTCGATTGGTCACATATAAGTTACCTTGGATTTGGTACGCGTGTTCGTCCGGCATCCCGTTAAGGATGGTGCGAACGTGTATGCCACTCGACCACGGGCATTTGATTTCGATTAACCCGTCTTTGCCAACCAAACCGTCGGGCGATCCTCCGAACATCCGTTGTTCGAGAATCCACAAGCCGGTTTCCTCGACTTCGACTTGCCGCGACCATGCGTACTCGACGCGTGCAGCCGGTTCGTTATCCGTACCGTGTTGCATTGCCGAATTGGTAAAGTGCGGGACAGGTTGGCCGGTCAATCGCTCCGTGACGATTTCAATTAAGTAACCATCACGCGCAGCCGACGATTTACCGGACTTCAAAAAATCGCATACGTCTTTAAGCCGCGACGACGTAACGCGACCCACGCGGGCAGACAACCAGTCGCCCGAACCCTGTTGAACGTCAATTAGCCTATTCATAGTCACCGCCCATTCTCGCTCGACGGCACTTCCAATTCGGAGGCGGGACAGACGACCAGTCGTAATCCCGAAGCATTTTCTTTTCCCGTCTCGCCGCCCACAGTGCAATTAACAGCACTGTACCGACGATTAAGATACTCACGATATAACGCATACTTTGATACCACCCTAGTCGACCCGTCTTCATCAATTACCGACACGAATTCCGACAGGTTCAAAAAGAATTCGTCTTCGTGCATTGCTGCTACTCCGTGTAGTGCGTATTCGGGTTGTCGCACGACTTCCCGTCACACGGAACCATGATCCCGGCGACGATTAACAGAATCAGTAAACCGATTGCTTGCGGCAACCAATCGCGTTTTGTGTATTTACGCTGCATGGCTATTGCTCCGAAAGAAGGGGCCGCTTACGCGGCCACCTTTTTGTTCAAAGCAACTTTGTTTTGCAAATATCTACGTGCGAATGATTCGGCTTGTATGCGATTTGCGAAATGCAAACACGGCCCAACCGATTCATTCGTGTCATACGTGCAGAATGTGACTCTGTAACAAGACTTAAAAGATGGGTGATTGACTTTCCCAAAGTCGACAACAGCAATTAACGTGTTGTCTTCGCTTATCAAGTGCATCACTTTTTTCATGGTCGTTCCCCTAGTTACGGGCAGCACCGCGCCGCCCATGTAAGCCATGTTAACAGATATTTACGGCTTGTCAAGTAAAGTTAATTGCTGTCCATCTAGCGGTTACTTCAGCCAACACGGGCCGGAAATCTCGGTTAACATTGCGCCATGGTCGCAATCAACGAAGTTTTGTCGTTTTTCAAGCAATCCCAAAGCGAAGTCGCACGGGCGTTCGGCGTTAGTCGGGCAGCGGTTTGTGCATGGGTGAAACGCGGGAAACTGCCGGAATTGCGGGCATATCAGTTTAGGGAAATGGTTTCGAAAAGGGCCACGGATTCCGACCGTTAGCGGTTGCCCGACTGCTAGGTACTTTCACCGTACCCGGCGTTCGTGGTCCTTTTCTCCATCCCTAGGCATCGGGCGTTAACTGCTATAAGGGTGAAATATGGCGCGTATTCGATCCATCAAACCGGAGTTTCCACAGTCGGAAACCATGGGCCGGGTTAGCCGCGAGTCGCGGTTACTTTTCCTTCAACTGTTCACGGTAGCGGACGACGAGGGGCGTCTTCGCGGGAATTCGCGAATGCTCGCGAGTCTTCTGTACCCCTATGACGACGATTCGCGAGACTTAATTGAAGGGTGGTTAGGCGAACTAGAGTCGGTCGGCGCGATTCGACGTTATGTCGTCGAAGGTGATTCGTACATTGATATTCCCAACTGGTTGAAACATCAAAAGATTGACCATCCGTCAAAGTCAAAATTTCCGGCTTACTCCGAAGAATTCGCGAACATTCGCGAGGATTCGCGAAAACTAGCGTGGGATCAAGGAAGGGATAGGATAGGAAGGGAAGGGACAGGATCAGTATTGGCGGAAACGGCAAAACCGAAAAAAGCCAAAACCGCCATCCCGGACTGGTTCGCCCAATTCCGCGACCTATACCCGGAGCGGGCAGGGGATCAGGGCTGGCAGCGGGCGTTAAAAGCCGCCAACGCACGGATGGCCGAAGGACACACGCCGGACGAATTCATCGAAGGCGCGATGCGATACCGAGCGTTTTGCGAGGCGACCGGCAAACTAGGGACCGAGTACGTCAAACAGGCGGCATCGTTCCTTGGGCCTGACAAGTCTTTTGCACTG